TTTTCTCCCTTATCGCCTTTTAAGCAAGGAAGTGACTCAAATTGTTTTGTTTTTGGATTTTTATATTTAGCTGAACCTAAAATAAAAGTTTTCATTAAATTCCTCCTTTAAATCAAAAATAGATGCCAAAATAGCATCCAAATATTTCCATATTTACCAAATTTTTTACAATGAAATGTGCCTTTCAATTAGGTATAATTTCCCTATCAAGAAAGGAGGTGGTAAATATGGCATTATATGAGATTAAAAATTACATCAAGTTACTTTGTATAAGGATTGACCATATCGAAAGCTATGTGGTAGACGAGTTAAATACATCTGATGAACAAAAGATTAATGAATTCATTAACACATATAAACATCGAAAAGGTCTAAAGATCCTTATATTTGAGATAACAGATGAAGCCCACATGATTACATATGAACAAATGCAAAGTTTCATCCATACACTCCATGTGTTTGATTATATCAGGCAAATCATTGAAAATGAAACAAATAAACTTGTAGTTGTCAATGATGATGAGAGTCCTGATGCGTTGCAAACTGATTCTTATTTGCATAGGTTGTTAGACTTGGGTAAATAAGAGAGAAGGGCAGGAGAGTGTTTCTTCTGCCCGTTTTGTTAGTTAACTAAAGCCCTCTTTAGTTAATTACCATACAGAAATTTTTCACACGCATTAGCAACCGCATAAAGAATATACTCTGTATTCATGCAATCGAGGTCTGTGTTATAAACTTCGCCTGTGCCACCATCATAATAACGGTACATAACTTCAGGACAAGCACTTGGGATGTTGTATTTCGCTCCTTGATAAGATGCCATTGCCACTCCGTATGCCATTTCCATGCAACCAATGTATCCACTATCTTCCGGTAAATTATGATTTGTCCAACCTGATGTTGTTATCATTTTCGTAACGCTCATTCCAATGTTCTGCATATCGTTTAATAAAAACAATGCTGGACTCGAAAAGTTGGTCATCATTGAATAAGATGTGAACACTCCATGTGTGTGGAAACTATAATAACAAACAGCCTTGTCTGCGCATTCCTTTAATATAGAATCAATATATTGAGCTTCTTTTTCAGATAAAGGCGCAGTTCCACGATAACGTTGATTTTCTGTTGTATTGTCTCCTTTTTCCCAATATGGTTCAAAATTACGGTTCAAATCAACTTGATTTACATTAGTACGTTTATTATTTTTATATCCCCAAGGATTTTCAAGCGGAATAATTACAAAATGAATATTATTTCTTAACCATCCTAAAATCGAATAATCCTTTGCGTTAGCAATCAATGTCATTAAATTTAACAATGCTTTTGCACACGGACGTTCAGCACCATGAATACACGCACCCATGATAACAATAGGATAATCATTTTTTGTATATATTTTATTCATTCCATCTTGCACAGAAGCTTCAAGCGGTACAATTTCAGGAATGAAATCATATCTATACATATCAAGTATTCCAGACGTTTCTTTTCCAAGATTTGTTTTAGATATATAGTTAGGATATTTTTTCTGCAAGTTGTTCCAAGATTCCATGATTTCTTCATATTTCATAGCGGTTGTTTGACCGTTAGGAACTGATAATATAGGGTTATATACACTTGGAATATAAGGTGGAACGATAAGATTTCTTTTGTTGTTTTCGTTAATGACATTGGTATTAAACTTGATTACTTGGTGTTCATTACTTTGAAGAACATTGAATATTACATATCCATCAGATGGTGATGTGATGACAAGTTTTTGTATCACATTTGTTTTTTCTGTTCTTTTTAAAACTTTCCCGAATCTATCCGTAAATGCATATAGCTTTGCGTTATTTCCACCGTATCCAGAAACTATGAATTTATCACCACTGTGAACCGGTAATACCATGAACGACCATTCTGTGGTGTATTTAATCACAAATTTAGTATAATCATTAACATCAGATACTGGTATATAGCCTTTATTTACCCATTCTGTTAATTCCGTATATTTTACACGGTTATTCAATTCATTTAAGTCAAACGAAAATAAATCAAAATCAATGTCTTTTAATAGGGTTGTATCCCCACTTTCAATCAATATTCTAATATAGCAATCATCTGTAAAAATGTAATCATCCAAAGATAATGCAATAGCACTAATAAATTCATTTCCTAGCAAATCACCATATTTATAAACGGCAAATTTTAATTTTTTATTTGGTTTGAGTTTTATAGTTGAGCCTTTTCTTACAAAGACAATATCACTATGAAGTCTTTCTGCATTATCGGTAATACTTCCATTAGAGGGATCTAACCCGCCTGTAGAGAAATTTACTTTGGAAGAAAGCCCTATTTCTTTAATCGAGTCAATACTTGAGTTTAAATCACCTATATCTTCCTTTAACGAAGCAACATCATCATTAATTTTCTTTGCAGTCTCAAGACTCGCAAATTTCTTTTCAGTTTTAACATCTGCCATTATTTATCACCTCCAAATACATATGCTTTTTCTTCATCCTCTGTTGGAATATATTTTGAAATAGCTTGTAACTCTGTGTAGATTTTTTGAGAACTCCATGTGTCTGTAGTATTAACCACATTATCCTTTAATTCTGGAATACTTACTGATTGTTCATCATCAGGATTTACCCATAACCCTGTACGTTCATTTGTTGGAGCAGTAGTAGAAATCTCTACGTCATATAACTTCTGAATAGCAGTATAAATCGTATCTACAGCTTTTTTATTTGTATCAACATTTGTAGCCTTATTAGTTACATCTTTCTGTAATGCTTTGTACTCATCTGTAACATCACCATCAACAAGATCAAATAATTTTAACCACTTTGCATCGGTGATTGCTGTACCTTTTGGAATGTCAGTAGTAGCGATATATCCACTGCTGATTTTCCCAACTTTATTTGTTACAATATCTAATTTTGCATAGCTTAAAGTTTTATCCCATTGACCTTTTGGAGTCATAAAAACTTTTCCGAGATTTTTAGCAGCCATCAATATCCATCCTCCTTTACTTCGTTTTGTAATAAATATCCATTTTGTATATAATAAGTAGGTGAGTAAGTTTCCAATGTGCCTGTCGTGAAGTTAATCCAAATATCTTCATATTCATCTTCTTCATCCTCATCAAGTGCAACCATATCCATGACGTTTCCATCTTCATCTTGAAAACATTCAAACGACATTGTAATTTCGGCAGGAGAATCATCAGAAGAAAAATTAATCTCTAATTCACGCTTCGGATAACATTTATATGCGATCAGACGCATTCCGATATTATTACCATATTCATCCTTGTTTTCTGTCATCATCTGAATATAATAAGCAGAAGAGTAGTTACGATTATTAAATGCTATACGTTTTACATCTTCGGCTTTATTTTCAAGATAACCAACGGTATAAGTCTGACCAGATTTGATATCAGAAGTTGCTTGTGCAGTAAACGTATTTCCTGCAACAGAACCTTGTATTTCTTTACCTGTAAAATCATCTTCTGTATATACAAAAACACTCCCCATAATAGGAGAGTGTTGTAAAATAAGTTTCCCATTTACAGAAGCAGTAATATTTTCACGCCTTACAATGATTGCATCAGTTAATACTTGACCACCATTCAATAAAGAGTATACTTTAAATGGATGCACTTGAAATGTAATGTCAATGTTCCCTTCAAGTGGAGATTCAAATTTTATATATTTTGAACCATTTCTTCTTGCAAAAACAGCATCAGAATTAAATCCATATGTTGTCGTATTGCAGAAGTCGACACGCATAACAGGAGCTTTGGTGTAATAATCTCGGATATCTAAATCGCAACAAGCACGATTCGCCATATTTTTGTCCATGATTATTTACCTCATTACTTTCCTGTATCTGATGTATCTTTTTCATTTTGTTTAATAATATCCCTCAATGTTGGGAGTGCGTTATCAATCTGTTCATCAATCCATTTAACAAGTTCCTCTTGATTTACGACTTTTGCAAGAATAGGATATTCCTTATAAATCTCACTGATTACTTCACTACGCTTAATACTTCCTGCCTTTTCCCATTCAGCATAATCTTTCTCTGCTTGAGTAATCAGTTTTAAGATATTTTCGGAAATCTGTTTCTTAGCAATTTCAATTTTCTTGTCTGTGGAGAGTTTTGAATATGATTCAATTTTCTTCCATAAAGTTAAAGCCAAACCAATGATAACTAAGATAGTAGTCCAATTATCATTGATGAATGATAAGAAGTTTTTGATACCATTTAAAATATCCATACGAGTCCTCCTTGTGTTATTTTATTATCCAACAGCATTATCGCTGTCAGTTTGTTCATCGCCATCAGAAATAGAAGAGTAGTCCTCATTTAATGGCATTTCAAATTGACCACGTTTATGCTCATTATCACTCATTTTGAAATAACCTAGTGCAGTAGGTATGAGAGTAGTAGCTACTCCAATAAGTGCATACATAAAACTTGTGTCCTCAGTTTTTAACGCCATATATTCAGAGAAAAATAAAATCTCCAAACAGATCACAATGATTGTCCAGAGAACTTTTTTACTCGTCCGTATTTTTTTGAATTTGAATCTACTCTTTTTCATCCGATGAAGTTTCCGTTTCATCGTAATATTTTTATTACGTTCTTTTATTTTTGCTTCTTTCTGTTTATATTCTTGTTCTGTCATTCTGCTTTATCCTCGTCTTTACGACATAAGAAGTCCATTAAGGCAAACATATCCTTTGGAGTTAATACATCATATTTTGAATCATCATAGTCAAATGTAGACTCATCAATATAAAATCTTCCTACTTCAACCTCAAGAGAGAGTAAGTCATTGATTTCCTCATACATCTTATTGGCAACATCTTTATCATCAAGTTCTGGAATACCAGATTTATTTACAACAACTTGTCCCTCTTTATCTTTCTTAAAGTGGTCTGAATAAGATTCATATGTCTTTTGTAGAACATCGGTATAATCCTTATATTCCTTGTTGAAGTAATTTTGATTCTTGATAATAGCGAAACTAATTTTTGCAGGTAATTTCATATCACCAAACTTATTTAGAAAGTTAATTACATTAATGATTTCAATATTTCTATATTTCATATAATTTCTTCTCCTTGATTTTAGGCATAATAAAACAGACTACAGAAATTAATCCATAGTCTGTTGCAATGATTTATGTATTTATATCTTATTCAGCAGTATCTACTAAACTGTATACATAAGTTTCAAATTCTGTGAAATCTTTCAGAACCGCTTCTTTATTAGCTTTGAATGCTTCGCCATCTTGAATAGATTTGTTAATAGAAACGTCACCGTTTTTACTTACAGATGCGTTTGCATAAGCGACATTCTTTTGATTTTCTGCTTCACCAACATAAATATTTGCACTTACATTAGTTGTTGTATTAATTTTAATCATGCGAATTCCTCCAATTTTTGTTTTATAATTGCAATTTCTCCTTGTAATGAGAGAATAGTGTTTTTAAGTTTTTGATTTTCTTGTGAGAGAGAGTCAATACGATGATGGGCTTTCTGAGTCATGTGAGTATTGAGAGCAATAAATTCGCCATATCTTAATGCGTATTCAACAATATTACCTGCTTTATTTGGTTTGAGTAAAATATCTTTACAAATCAATCCATAATCACTTGTATCTAAAT